CTAAAATCGTTTCCGTAATCTTTTTCTTGCCGGAAGCGGCGGAGGGTTTTTAGCCCTCCGCCCGTCCGTCAGGTAGATTAGGATTCGCGAGTGATGAGGCGAGCGATCTTGATCTGCTTGCGCTCGGGGAACACACGACGCCAGCTTGCGGCGTGGGCGAGGTTGTTCGCCGTTGCCGCGTTGCTCGGGCCGCCAGGAGCGCCGGTCAAGCTGCCGATGAAGGCGTGGCCTGCCGGATGCAGCGACCATGCCTTGCGGGTGAACAGGGTCTCTTTGCCTGCGCCGTTGTTCGCCTTCGGTTCACGAAGAACTTCAGTCGGCACTTTCGCATCGCTGACGCCCATACGAACCGTCGCCGGTCCGAGGAGCCATGAGTGATAGATACCGGCAGCCGTAGCAGCCGCGCCCGCGCCTGCGGGGTTAGGCATGCCGTCATCGATGATGACACGCAGGCCGACGAATGTCGGGATCGACACTTGGCCGGTTGCATCAGGGATGAAGTCGATGAGGTTGTTCTTCTTCATGCGAGCAAACACGATGGAGTGAACCATGATCGTGCCGAGGTCGCCTGCTGCGTCACCCATCGTAACTTGCGTGTCGATGAATGCTTCAGCGGAGAAGTCGGTGACGCCAGCAACATATCCGCCGCCGGAGATGTCATTGGTCAGGTCATATTGCGTGTGCGTGTCGCCGCCGGTAGGAGCAGCGTCGTTGTCAGCAAACAGACCTTGCATGGTCGCAACGTAGATGCGCTGTAACCGGCGAGTCCAGTATTCGGCTACGCGATTACCGATTGCGCTCTGAGGGTCAACGCCTGCGAGGTCGGAGACCAGATCGGCAGTTGACCACGAGTTGTTGCGGGACAGACGGACAGCGATTTCTTGCGCTGTGCCGATTTTATTCGGGGTCGAGTCGCCTGCGTCATCGCTCGAAACGAGGTCGTCATCGTTGTCGAGGTCTTTGAAGGAAGGCGTATTGAAGGTCAGGCCGCCGCCCGCCATCAGATTGTCCATAGCTGCGTCGCGAACGACTGCGCCCGACTGGATCAGCGCCGATTTTTCTTCGGTAAGCTGTTGCGTGTAGGGGGTAAAGATTTCAGGAACAATTACGTCTGCAATTTTGGTCGTGCCGGATGCCATGATGAGTTCTCCTGTTGTTGAATGAATTTTGATTTTTCGTTCTAACGAGGAGACAATCCCATGACCGCTCTCGAAAGCCCTGCCCATGCAGAGACCACGATAAGAATCACTCTACCGAAAAAGAATCGGCTTTGATACCCACATATCTGTATCAAGAAAAACCGGCGGAGTTTTGCCCCGCCGGTCTTGGTATCAGTTGCCAAAAATATAAATCAAATCAATGCTGTGTCGCCACAAAAGGTTTCGTCGCACCGACTTTGGAATTCGCCTGCGCTGCCATCGAATTCGCTTTTTCGACACCGTGCGCGGTGACATACGCGCCTTGTGCAGTGATATTCCAGCCTTCTTTCGACCACGGATTCGACCCGCCGCCTGCTCCGCCTTTGCCTCCGCCAGCGCCGCCGCCGGTAGAAGCAGGCCACCAGTGGGGGCGTTTTTCTTTCTGATCGGTGAGCCAGATGTCCGGCGTCAGGCCAGGTTGAATGCCGACGTTTTCTTTCGCAACGACATTGCCATCTTCACTGACATCGAACAGGTTGCCCCCGATGGCAATCACATCTTCAATCGCCGTGCCGACAATCTTCGCAGCGTCGGCGGCTTTGCGGATGTGCGATTCGATTTTGCTTTTCGAGATTGTGCCAACAAGTGTCTGAACGTCGCCGGTCAGTTTGGCATTCGTCTCTTTCAGCTTATCGCGCTCGCGTTCAATCGGCAGGATTTTTGTTTTCAGGCGACGCTCAACGAGTTCTTCGATTTTTGTTTCATCGAGTTTCCCGCCTTTAGCTTCAAGCTGAATTTCGAGTTCGGCGATTTTATCTTTGTCAGCCTGAATTTCTTCAGGGTCAAGATCGCCGTACTTCGTCGTGATTTCAGTTTTGGTTTTCTTGTGATCCGCTTTTTCTTTGCGGAGAGCTTCTTGTACGGCGGACACATCCGCAGCGGTCTTGATGCCTTCAACGCCTACAAAGTTCCAAGCGCCGTCTTTTTCCTCGAACAGTTCCAGAAACTTTTCGGGAATGTCCGTCTTATCGGTGTAGCTGAGTTTGAGCTTCATCGCTTAGTCTCCTCGTTTTGTCGGCGCATACAAACTGCCCATGCAGCCCCTTCAGCGCCGACCGCAGAAGGGGAAGTATTGTTTTTAAAGAGAAGCGATCAGGCCATCCCAAAAGCGGCTCTCAATAACATCTTTAATTCCGGCGCGATTTCCATTCGCTTGCATCTCAAGCATCTCTGCTTCGAGGCGATCTGCGAAAAGGGCGACTGAGGAGGAAAGGGTGTGTGTGCCTGTGCCTGCGGTCGTGATGTCGAGCGGGACAGGAGTTTCAGCGACGGCGTTGTCGTAGCTGTTCGCGAGTTGCATCTCGCTCGCGCTGGTGACGATGACATAGAAAGCATTTTCTTGTGCGTCACGCCCGCCGGTCAGCGTAGCCGCGCCGAAAGAGCCGGTCGTGTCGGTAGTCGTAGCGTAAGCGTTCGCTGCTACGCCCGCGACGAGGGCAGTTACGTCCATCGTGTCGCCTGCGCCTGCTGCAGCCTCTACCTGTGTATGCGCGACTGTAGCCGACCCATACAATGACCCTGCGCCTGCATCGCCATTGATGGCCGCTACCAGATTGTCGATAGTGTCCGTGGCGAGTGTGCCGATGAAGATTTCGTTCGCTGTCGCGCCAACCGTATCCTTGAAGGTGTAGGTCTTGTTCCCTATGGTGACGATCTCATCTTCTACCGCATTGCCCGTCAGCGTGAGGACGCCTGCGGCAAAGAGTTCAGTCAAAACTGTGAGGGGGGCAGGCGCAGCGCCGGTTGAGGACACCATCAGCGGACCGTCGCCGGTCGTGCGGCCATGTGCCGCAATCGTGAGCTTGTTCGTGCCGGTATTTACAGTGAAGGTGTCACCTGAAACTGCCATGCCGGTGTTGTCAATTGCTGCGATGAATTCTGCTTTCGTTCCCATGTCAAAATCTCCCTGTTGATGATTCAATCTGTTTACGATATACCTTCCGTGACCTTTTGGCTATCCACATATCTACAGGTAGTCATTCGGGTCAAGTCCGGCCTTCCTGAAGGCGTCCCTCTCGTTTTGGAGAAGTTGCTTCAGCGTGAGTTCTTTTCCATTCCTATCTACAAATCGGTCGAGTGTCAATCCGCCTTTACGAAAAAGTTTACCTTTCGCTACACCGAGTACATCGTCCTGAAACGTAGCCGATTGGTTTCGCAGGAATTCCTGATATGTCGTCGAGGCCGGAGTTTGCCCGATAAGCTGGCGTGTGCGCTTGCGGGCAAACTCGTCGAACTTCCCCTTCGTGCCGTGCGGCAGATTGTCTCGGGAAGATACACTGCCCAGATTATTGTCGGCGGTGAACTCATCGAGGAGTTGATCCTCCGTCGAAGAGTTGAAGGGACGTTCGCCGATAGGCTGATCGGTGACGATGGCGATTCTAAGGGACCGGCAATTCCAATGAAGCGGGGGAATCGGTCCCTTGCCGACCGGAAAATGCTTCCCGTCGAGCGAGCGGCATATCGGCGTCGTCCGCGAATCGAGTGTTGCAACGTAGAGTTCTTCGGTGAAAACATCCGCATTCGCTTCAAAAAATTCCTGTCTCGCTGCGTTCGAGAAAAAATTTACAGCCGTGCGCGTGATAGCCTCGGCGTTGTTGCGCGTTATTTGCGTCGCGCCGTCCACGCCATCGTACTGTGCCGACCCTACAATGCGGCGGGCGATGTCGGCGATAGACTGCCCTTCGATAAGACCGATTCGGATTTCGTTCATTATGCGCTGTTGATCTGCTTCGGCTAGTTGATCCGCCCACTGTTTCATCGTCTGCCCGCGAAAGGGCTGCTTGCTCACAAGAGCGCGGAGCGTTGCAGGCGAGGGCAGAGCCATGTCGAGGATGATGGGCATCGCTGCATGAATTTTAGAAAGAGTGAAAGCGGGTTCTGCAACAGACAGGTCGCGCATCTGGCTATTCCATTCATCCAGCGCATCGTTCATGGCCGCGCCGCGTATTTCCCCGATTGAATCCTGAAGAGCCTTTAACTTTTTTAGAACATTCGGCAGCGTGACATCGACCGGATTGCCATCAACGAGGCTATTCAACGCCCGCTCTATCCTATCTTTCAGGTCAGCCTCAGTCGCATCAAGAAGTTGTATGATGCGATTATTGATAGAACCAGAAAGACGGAGCAGCCCAATCTGGTGAGCAACCATGCTGTCTCTCAGTTGTTCATTTCCGGTCTTGACTGCCATCGGTTATTTTCCTGCGGGCTTCGCGTTGACGCCGCGTGTCGGAATGGGCGCGATCAACGGCGCTTCCTCGTCAATTAATTCCTGCTCATCCACGAACTCTTTGTCCGTCAACCCTTGCTCTTTCATGAGGCCATGCAGCGATTCGTTACTGAGCGGAGCGCCCATCGCCTTCGCCTGCATGTAGCCGAGTAGGTTCTGTCCGGTCATTATGTCAGCGGTGAAGTCGAGGTTTGGCGCTATCTCAACTTCATCGGGATTAGCGCCCTTCAATACTGCGGCGATTCGCAAAATGCGCTCAAGAGCTTCCGCCGCCGTCATCGCAATATTCGGCAGCGAAGCCGTCTGCGCGGCAACGCGGGTCTTGAGAGCGTCGCCCGATTGCTGATCTCCGCCCTTTGTCGAGAGCATGCGCGAACCCTGCTGTTGCGCGAAATCTCGGTCGTTCTCAAGCGAGGAGCGCATTTCGCCCAAGCCCTGCGCCGAGATGCCGATGTACTTTGCGTCGCCGCCGAGCGGGACTTCAATCTTCCCGCCCGCGCCCACGCGCACGGTAGATTTTGCAGCCGCGTTCTCAACGCCTGCAACCGGCGCTTCGTCAGTCGAGCCGATGATGACGAGTGTTTCCTGCGCCTGCGCGTAAAGCGATTGCCGGTAGTCAGCTTCGGCGCGATAGATTGCAAGACAGAGGTTGGCAAGGCCGAGCAGCGGCGGGATGCCGCAGTCAGAAGAGATGTCGTTCGCATTTACGAAGACGAACGGGATGTCTGTCATCGTTGTACCCGCGAGAGACGGCGCTACGAATTTGACAGAGCCGATGTCGGCGCTGTTCTCTCCCGATATGCCAGTGATGTATGTGCCGTCTGCTACCGGCGACTGGTCTTCCGAATTCACTG